CCAGTTTTTGGTTGCTGCTGACTGGTAGCCCGTGTTGGTTGCTGCTGAGTAGTAGCCCGTGTTGGTTGCTGCTGACTGGAAGCCAGTGTTTGATTCTTTGGCGGTATCCCATTTAATCTTTGATAAAATCAAATCAACAGCCTTGGAAATCAGAGTTGGCAAGCCTATCTCAGCTTTGATGTGAATACTCCCACACGCAATTTTTGAATCACTGTTACTTTCCTTGCTGATTTCGCCTGAGCATTCAACAATTGCAAATCGTGATGTTGGGTTGTAGTAGTTAAAGACATCCATCGGATTTTCACACGCATGAAACCCTGAAGCGCAAGCCTCAACTTTGCCCTCGTGCGTGTATGTTTCACCAATTTGAAACTGAAAATCTCGGCAAGTTAAGTCAGCGTTAAAGCCTTTGTAGGCGATGATTGGTTGTTGATTCATTTGAATACCTTTTTGTAGTGTTTTAGATAGAAGTATGGCGTTTTCAGGATTTCCCATGCGAGGCCGAGTAGGCAGACGATTACGGGCTTAGTCATACACTTCACCGTAATCCCCCGTCGCCCGCCGCGCCACCAAAGCAGCCTCAAGCGCGGCCTCATACTCCTTGGTTTCAGCTTCAATGCGCAGCTTCGTTTGGTGCCATTCAATCATCGCGCGGCGTTGGTCAGCTTCAATCTGCAATAAGTCCAGTGCGGCCTGTGACGACTGCTGTAACGTGACATCGTGTCGGTCTGCTGTAGAGCCGCACGAGGCCAATAAAAAAGCGGCCAGTAGGCCGCATAGGGTGCGTTTGATTGTCATTTTTCCTGAGCCTCGCTATTTGATTCCAAGCTTTGAATTTTTTCGAGCAACTTATATGCAGGCTCGTATGAAAACAACCATTCATCCATAAAGCCGCCACGAGTTAAATCTTCCCATCTTGCGATTTCACCATTAAGATTAAGCCCAGCTACACCATAGGACTCTTCAAAAAGTTCTTTTAAGTCAAAAACCAATCTTGTTAAAGCTTTTAGTAATTCTTTATTTGTACTCACTCTCAATCCCTTCGATTGTTGTAAGTGATGGGTACCGCAGGATAGCGCGTTACTTGTCGCGTCCACGTCAAATCCATGGCGCTGACCGCCTCACAGGCCGCTTCCATGGTTTTGTGAAAGCTGATGTGCTTCCCGTCTTTGGTTACTTCAAACCGCTTGCCTGCGGCCTTGGCGATTGCTGTCATCCTGTTTCTCCAAAAAAATACCCCCATTGCTGGGGGGTTAAGGGAGCGTACTCAGGAAAGGCGGCAGCTGGATGAAACTGCTTAAGCTTAGAAAAGTGGTTTCGCCACCGCCTTTGTTGAATACGCTAGATGCCAGCCTCGCACTGGCTCGGTGGTTTTATCGATGCCACTAACGCATAACTTGTTTAAGGTTCAGACCAAACAATTTCCAGTTTGCCGCTTGGGTCAATAGCAATGCTATCAACACCTTTCATAGCCATATCGGCCATGATTTCTGACAACTTTTCCTGTGTTGTATTTTGAATAAGCAACAACATGAGTTGTGCCATTTTGCTGCGGCCTAAATCCTCAGCATCCTTCTGAATAATCATCTCACTACCTCCACTCGTTAAAAATCCCACACAGAAAAGAGCAGCCGCGCTCGTACATCACAACCCAACTAGGATTTGGACTACCGTTGATTGACCGCATTTTTTTTCATGCCTGCGCTCTTCTGTGTGAAATCTAGGTTGCTCGTCTTTCCGAGCTGTCATACTTGCATCTCGTTCAAGTAAAGCGCCCTGGCATCGCGGCAATGCAATGCTTCAGGTTCTCCGTGGTTAATGGATTGCGTTAAGAAGCTTCCACACTTCAAGTCTTATGGGTCTAAGTAAGATGATGTCTGCCCCAATCGCCTCGCTCGCTGCTCAATGGCCAATGCCGCCATGTCTTGCCCTCACAAACATCAAATATGTACCACGCCAGCACCACCACCAGAGCAAGCAAACGCAAGGGTTTGCTGTTTATTTAGCTCTGGTCAGCACCACCGTGGGGTGTGCGCTTAAACCTTATTTTCGCCTTCAACCTGACGAGCAATGCGGTCACGGGTGCGGCTTTCAAATGCTTCAAGTGCGGCTTTCAAGCCAGCAATTGCTGCTTCATTTTCAGCACAAGGAAAGTTGCTATTAAGCACTTCGGTACGGTGAATCAAAATTGACAGCAGGGCTTCTGACGTGATGCCGTTCACACCATTTTCTTTAACGGGCCCATTTTGGAAATCAATGGATACAAAACCATCATCGTGGCAAATTTCGTAGTTATGCCCTGGGTTTTCAGTTGAAATGTGGCTTGTGATAACGCCGTTGTTATCTCGATGCAATTCCATATATTTGCCTTAATTGAATTGGTTATAAAAATTTACTACTGCCAATTTCTAGCCGACTTGCCGATTACATGCACCGCTAATTACATCCCTCCGTGCGTCCTATAGACATCCCCACGGTTGCTGTCGTGCTTTGGGTTTACCTACGCCTTGTAATGTGTCCGCATACTTCTTTCAGGTGCCCGATAGGGATTACCATCAGCGAATGATTTGGCGCGCAAGCGTTTAACGCTCCAGTCTATTTACCCCTCACCAGTCAGAGTGGGTCGCTTGCTTCGCTATTGAATTGTTAATTACTGCCGCTACGCACCTAGACCAAACCCGTGTTGATGTGTGCTTCGTGATTCGATGGGTGAAGTATATTTAAAATAGACATTGCTTGTCAATCATAAATAGACATTTAAAATGCACATATGGTTAAGCTATTGTTTTTGATTGAAAAAAATATGAATTTAAAATTGATAACAAAAAACCGCCTTTCGGCGGCTTGTGCTGTTTGGGTGAGGGTGAGACAGGAAAACCGCCACGAGGGCGGTTATTAAGTCATTTTAATTATAGGGATGCGACAGATATTTTTGAGTTTATGCCAAGTTTATAAAGAATATCTTTTGTGGATTGTGAGATTTGAGCATGAACTATATCAAATACTTGGGGTAGCTTATTGTCTTTTTGGTCTATACTTTCTAACATTTCATTTAGCATATCTTCATTCCATTCAGATTCGTTTCTAGGCTCAACTAGAACGATTATTGAGTACTCTGAGTCAATACACAGAAATAATGACTCATTGTCGGATTCCAAATTCTCACCACTTTTATATTCAGCCTTGAATATAAAATGCATTAACCTTGAATCTTCTCGAAATAAAGCATCTACAAGTGAAATACTTAAATCTTCAGAGATATCCGCTTTTTCAAGCGCACCAGAAAGCCACAAATCTCTAAAATTATCACAGTAATCCGTATCAAAACTTATTACACGAATCTCTTGTAAATTTAATTCAATATCAAACATAATTATCTATTCTTATTGATTGAAACAATAGCTTGTTGGGTTTTATTTGATTTTTTTAACAATTGTAATATGGCATCATTTTTAATACCTTGGCTCTTATCGCTTGAAGTTATGAATCTACTAATGTTTGCATTTGAAATGTTTGCTGCTTTGCTTGTACTGTGATGCACGTGATTATATTTTCTTGTTAAAAGCATGAACGCATTATTTATAATTATTTTTTGTGTGGATATGATTAATACTTCATCAAGAGCATGGTACAGTTCTACCATTGTTTCCATTGTTAGATTATTGTCCCCACAAAGAATTCTAGAGATTAATGATTTGCTTTTTCCTGTTTTTTCAGACAATTCTTTTTGACTAATATTTTTTTCAATCATCAAGTTATTTAATTGCAAAGCAAAATCAATCTTAACTCTAGAGATGTCCTTGGCTAGTTCAGGAGTCTTAAGTTGCTTCATTTTACATTCCTAACTTGTAAGTGCGATAAAGCTAATATATGTATCCAAAGCAGTTTTTGCTTGAGCTAAACTTTGCTTTGGTGTTTTTTGAGTTTTTTTTCATCTCGGTATGCGAAAGTACAATTAATCCACCGTTAGGAGCTTTTGCACAATATATTCGCAATCTACCAGCTTTAAACTCATGTATTGTTACACCCTTGTACTCTCCAGCAATATGGAACATTCCATCAGTGAGCATTTCTCCAGCACTATATCTTTCCATCATTGCTTCTAGGTTATAAGCAGAGCCTTGAGTACTACTTTGGTTTTTAAAAGTATCAAAATCAGTTTCAAAAATAGATTTTTCACTTTCATTTTTTGCTATAGCCACTATCGGCTTAACGCCATTGTAGATTGTTTTACAAATCATAGTTTACTTAAAAGTGAATTTTTAATCAATGGCGCAGCTTTGCACCCACCTCTACAACCCACCCACACCTCCCGCAGAGTGTGGGGTTATAGCTGAATAAGATTCAAATCTACTGCTCGCCAAAGCTTTCCATGTATCACAAGCTCATCCTGTTCAGATGGAGTAATTTCAAAATCACCTTTTTCGTAAACTCTATTATCTGAAGTCACCTGAATCACGTTCCCTTTGGATATGTGAAGTCGCTTAAAAAATGTCGCACCTTGGAAGGTAAATAAATATATACCACTACTTACAATTTCATTAATGTCAGTTTTGATGAAGCACATTGACTTCTGAGGGATGGTTGGCTCCATTGAATCCCCATCAGGTGGAATCATCTGTACATGATTTAAGTTAGTAGTGCCAAATAACTCTAGAGCTGCCTCTTCGGTAAAAGACACGGTTCTTATTAAATCAGGGTAGTTTGAATTAAATCTACCACTTCCGCAGGACGCGGCCACGTCATAAAGTTTTAATTTAATTGGACCGTCGTTAGGGTCTTTATAGACTACTGGGCGCGAGTCACTCTGATTAGCATAAGGCAATACCGCGCCAGTTCTTTGGGATATCTCGAGAATCTTATCAAAGGGTATTGCATTGGTATTCTTTTCCCACGCTGATACAGTCCCTTTCCCTTTGTACCCGAGGTCAAGCGCTAACTGTTCTTGACTTAAATCAGCAGATTCCCTTGCTTGTTTAACCCACTTGCCAATATCAATTTCCATAATCTCAAAATCCATTTAAATCCCCTGAATCGTATATTAATAATAGACAAAAGTCGTGCATTTTAGATTGACATTTAAGTCCATTCAAAATAGACTGTATGTAAATTTTAAAAGGAGTTTTCATGACCGCTGCAATCAATAAAGCCGTTCAGGTGGCTGGTGGTCAGTCCAAACTGGCAAGACTGATAGGACGAGACCGAAAAACTATAAATAGCTGGGTAAAAGGCAGAAATCAAATCACACCTTCTGCGGCTTTAGATATTGAGGATGCGACAGGAGTCTCTGCTTATGACCTTGCGTTTGAGTCACTGCTAAAAGCACGCAACAAGTATCCCAAGCCCTGAGGAATAAATCACATGAGTTTTAACCAAGAAGTCACGGAACATCCCGACATTTTGAATTTGTTTCGACTTGCATCTCGGAAATACGGGGACGGTCGCAGCGTTTCAAAAATGGCACAGGACATGGGATTACAGAATGAGCGGTCACTCAATAACAAGTTGAACCCAAATTCTGACCATGCACATTTATCCCTGTACGACGCGTGCAATATTTTGCAGTTGTCACAGGATGCCACCCCGTTGCGCTCTATGGCGTATTTGATTGACTACATGGTTATGCCATTACCGAATTGTCGGGCATCGGCTCAAGACGTTCTAAGTCACTTTATTGATGTGTTTGGCGCGTGTGGTGATGTGGGCGAGGCGATTAAAAATGCCACCCATGATGATTCTGAGCTTGGTGAGAATTTGTCACGTCGAGAGCGAAAAGAAATTATTGCTCACTTGGATGAATTGATTGAAGCCGCAGTGTGTTTGCGTCAGTCGGTTTCAGAATGAAGAAAAGCCAGCACCCGAAGGCACTGGCGATTCCCATATCAAATATTAATGTCGCCTTCCAGACAACGGAGAAAAGTATGAACGAATTATTTTCATTGGTCAATAGCACGCTCAACGGCGAGGCAATACAAACGGTCTCAGCGCGCGAGTTGCATGAGTTTTTGGAAGTGAAGAGCCGCTTCAATGATTGGATTGGCAACCGCATTGAAGAATTTGAATTTATTGAAAATCAAGACTTTGTGACTTTTACTAAAAATTTAGTAAAAGGTCGCCCATCCACTGAATACCACATCTCGCTTGATATGGCGAAAGAGCTTTCGATGGTTGAGCGCAACGAGAAGGGCAAACAAGCACGCCTGTACTTCATTGAATGTGAACGTAAGGCCAAGAGTGCACCCATGTTGCCGCAGTCGTTCTCAGAGGCTCTACGCCTAGCTGCTGACTTGCAAGACCAATTGGCACTGGCAGCACCTAAAGCGGCTGCGTTAGACCGCATTTCTCAAGCTGATGGTGATTTGTGCTTAACCGATGCAGCCAAAACCTTGGGTATGCAGCCTCGTCGCCTGACTGACTGGTTAAGTCAGCATAAATGGATTTACAAGCGCGATGGTAAGGGAAGTTGGATTGGCTACCAAGACAAAATCCAAACAGGCTACTTGCACCATTCGGAGTACCGCTATTTCAGCAAAAGCCAACAGGTGGAGCTTTTGAGTACGCAAGTATTGGTAACGCCTAAGGGCTTGGCTCGGATTGCGCGTGCGATTGAGGAGATGGCAGCGTGAGGCAAAAGAAAAGCCGCTACAGCAATAGCGGCTAATTTAAAACATTTAACTACGAAAGGTGAATTGATTATGGAATATGTAGCGGTCAATGTCAACAAAGGCGGCTCAATTGAAGGCAGGGTAGTTGGATGAAAGCATCAGATTTTTTAAGACACATTGGCAAGCCTATTGCCTATCACCCACGCTTAGCCAAGCCCCTTGGCGGCGTTAATGCTGCTGTCTTGTTCGGGCAGCTTGTTTACTGGTCGGACAAAACAGACCACGAGCTTGGCGTTTACAAGACTGCCGCAGAGATTGAGCAAGAAACAGGCTTGACCACAAAAGAGCAAGAAACTGCTCGCAAAAAGCTGCGTGAATTGGGTGTTTTACATGAAACCCACAAGCGCCTTGAGCATCGCCTTTATTTCAAAATCGATTTCGATGCATACGACATTGTGATGGTTGATTTTATGGAGAAATCCGCGAAACGCAATAGCGATATTCCCGATTCGCAAAAAGGGGATTCGGGAAACTACAAATCAGTGATTCGGGAAACTACAAATCAGCAATCCGACGAATCGCAAAAAGGGGATTCGTATATAGGAGCATTAGATTACCAAGAGATTACTACAGAAGATTACAAACATAATACTTTTGCCGACACGTCTGCCGACGATGTCTGCGCCGAAAATTTGCCTGCTGTGTTGGATGCAGAACAAGCACAACCAGCAGACAAGAAACCAGCCAAACCTGTAGACAAAGAAAAGCGTGCTGCAAACGTTGCTTGCTGGGATGCCTACAGCATTGCTTACGCCAACCGCTACGGGGTAGACCCGATTCGCAATGCCAAAACCAATGCCATGATTGCCAAGTTTGTTGAATACGTTGGCCGTGATGATGCGCCATTGATTGCTGCTCACTACCTGACTGACAACAGCTTTTTCTACACCAACTCAGGCCATGACTTGAGCCTGTTACTGCGTGACTTCCAAAAATTGCGCCAACAGTGGATTACAGGCCGTAAATCAACAGCCACACAAGCCCGCCAAGCTGATGAAACCCAATCACGCTTATCTGCATTCGATTCTTTGGCAGCCAAATACGCTGCCGAACAGGAGTGAATCACATGGCTACCCGTGAACAGAAAATACAAATCCTGCAAGCCTTGGTGATTATCACTGAGATGACAGACACAAAATGGTCTGAGGCCACTTTGGATGCTGTGGTGCAAGAATTGGCTGCATACGACTTCAACCAAGTTCACAAAGCCTTAAACCGTGTGCGTCGTGAGCACAAAGGCCGTTTAACATTGGCTGCAATCTTAGATTTCTTGGATGACGGCTACCCATCTGCTGATGAAGCATGGGCATTGGTGGCTGATGGCATGACGAGCGAGTCATTGACCATCGTGATTCCTGAAATTGCGCAACTAGCGGCAGGTGATGCACGCACGCTGTGGACTTGTGGTGACAAATACGGCGCAAGACAAGCATTCCTGCGCATGTATGAGCGAATGAAAGCAGAGAGGCAATCAGAGCCTTGCAGATGGGTTGTTGAGGCTGGCACAGACAAAGAGCAGCGCGATATGAAAATTAAGGAAGCGACTGCACAGGGCAAATTAGACCGCAGCCGTGCATTGGCTTACTTGCCTGATAACTCCACAGAAACACGCGAATTGTTGCTTACAGGCCAAACATTGACCCCTGAGCAGCGCCGCATTGGTCAGCAACGTACAGGCGCAATGCTGGCAATGTTGGCGGACAAGATGGCGATAAGTGATGAACTGCGATAACTGCCAGCACATAAGCTACCAAGATGCGGCCCAAGCAAAAATGAAGTATTGGGGCGTGTGTAAGCTGGGCAACGAGTGGGAATTTTTAGGCCGCATTTCAAGTTGTAACAGATTTCAAGAAGCAGACGAAGAAACGATTGAAAAACGTAAGCAATGGCTAGGACAAAGGGGCGATAAATGAATAAAGCCAAAAAAAGACCAGTTAAAGATTTACTGGATGATATGGAAAAGCAAGATGCTCATTTCGCAAGTCGAGTTAAGCAGTACGAGCAAATAGTAACTGTAAGCGCTCACATTAAAGAACTGCAAGAAAAATCGGGATTAGGCTGGTGCGCTGACAAGACTGTATTTGCAGAGCTGACAACACCAAGTGGCGCAAAGTTTTATGGGTTTAATGGCTGTGCTAATCCACAAACCAAGTGCCCACGATCAAGTGGTGAGGGTTACACAAAGTGCCGCGAAATATGCCGTCAGCCAGCCCATGCCGAAGTGATGGCAATCAGCCAATGGGATGATGCAGGGGCTGAAATGGGCGCAACGATGCGTGTATGGGGTGCTAACAAGATTTGCTGCAACTGCAAAGCGGTGTGTGCTGAAAATGGTGTGATTGTTGAATTAGTGAGAGGTGAGTGATGGAAAGTGTTGATATTTTAATCCCGTTTTTTTGGTTCGCTTATTTCGTTTGCCTAGGATTTTGGTATGTCGAACTTGCTGCAAAGAAAACCTGGCAATGCGTGCAATACCATGTTTGGGATTATGCCTTTATCGGAATTGTTTTAATTTTATTTCCGTTTTTTATTGCAGCAGTTGCTTTGCTGGTGGCTATTCAAGGGGTGAGTGATGCTGTTCTCTGAAATTTATTACAACGTGTGGTGTGCATTGCAAGAGTATTCGGACAAGTTGAGGGGGTGAGTGATGAGTAAGAAAGTGCTGCTAGTAAATTACATGGGCGACAACAAGGACGGCTCGAAGTGTATTGGCTCAACAAGTATCACATTCAAGAATTACAGAGGCACGGAAAGCAATATCTCTGCAATTTCAAGGTTCGTTTTAGAAGCCAATCAGAACTTGGATGATGTCGATATCACTTCAATTCATTGCACTAATTTGAAAACAGAAGCAGAAAAACACATTGACTGGACGATGCAGGGTTTTGCAATGGCGCTTGGTGCGATGTCTGCATTTGGCTTAGTGAGCATATTGGTTAATTTTATCAATTGGATTGCGGGGTGAGTGATGGTTGGATGCAAACAGTGTGGATTTATAGGAGGTTACGGCCACATGAGCAATTTGTGTGATTCATGCAGCGTCGAGCAGGATGGTTTTAAAACTGTGAGTTTGTGCCAAAACGACAAGATGCAGCACTGGGGTGGCGCTGAGGCTGCTCATGACGCAGTAAACAGCCCCTCACACTACGCAAGCGGTGAAATTGAATGCATAGATGCCATCAAAGCCAGCATGACGCCTGACGCGTTCACAGGCTACTTAAAAGGCAATGTGCAAAAGTACATGTGGCGCTATGAGAAGAAAGTGAATCCTGCCGAGGATTTGAAAAAGGCGCAGTGGTATTTGGCGAGATTGATTGAGGAGGTGGAGCAATGATTAACCCAGTTTATTTTTTCCTATGGTGGGTGATGTGGTTTGAGGGGTATGACGCAATAACAGGTGAGGGCTACGGCTATGTGGATGGCTACGATGACAATTAACGAAAGCTGGGATGGGAATTGATGAAAACATACATGCTGCCGTACCCAATTAGCGCCAATCGATACTGGAAGCACTTCAAAGGCCGCAGCATCGTATCTAAAGAGGCTGTGGCTTACAAAAGCCAAATTGCAGTCATTGTTGGTAGAGCGCCAATTGATAACCACGTTTGCTTGTCGATAGAGCTGCTGCCAAAGCTTACAAAGAGCGGCGAAGCGTCAAAGGTATGCCTAGACCTTGATAACTGCTTAAAGGTCGCCCTAGACGCTTTACAGGGCTGCTTGTATGTCAATGACAACCAAGTGCGCAAGATAAAGCTGCAATACGGCGAGCCAGTAAAAGATGGCGGCTTGTTGATTCGGTATGAGGTGATGGAATGAACAAAGTAACACGATTCATAAACCCAAAAAACAGAGAGCACGTTTTGTTCTTGATGATGCAATTACTTGATGCTGGATTGCTGGAGCATGAGGAAGTGGTCATTGAGTTGCGAGAGAAAACACGCAGTGATGAGCAAAACGCCTGTTTACACGCAATGATTGGCGATGTAGCTGAACAATTGCCATATCAGGGTGAATGGCTCAAGCCTCAGCAATGGAAGCCATTGTTTGTATCAGGCCATGCAGTTGCTACCGATTTGCCGCATCAGGTAGTCACGGGACTGGAGGGTGAATGGGTGAATATTCGTGAATCCACAGCAAAAATGAGCATTAAGCGCTGTGCAAGCCTGATTACCTATGTTGAAGCGTACGGGATTGAGAGTGGCGTGCAATTTCGAGGTGTTTACTGATGAGCAAAATCACACAGTCAGCAAGAAATGAAGAATGCCAGGTGCGCTTAATCGGTATTTGCAACTATAACAGCGAAACCACTGTATTTGCTCATTACCGCAAGGGCGGTCTAGGCGGTATGGGTAAGAAGCCTAAGGACATATTTGGCGCTTATGCGTGCAGTGCTTGCCATGATGTGCTTGATGGTCGTGTAAAGACTGATTTTGATGGCGAATATCTGGACAGTGAATTTAAGACCGCAGTGCTTAGAACGCAGGACATTTTGGTCAATAAAGGTTTGATAAAGGGGATTTAGCTATGTTCAGAAACTTAGGTCACGCATTGCGTTGGTCATACGAAACAGCAGAACGTAGCACAATGGGCTACAGTAACACAGCGGCAATTATGCGCCTGGGTGAGCAATGCGGTGCAAGTGCCAGTACATCGCCCGATGATTTAAGCGCACAGGAGAAGCTTGCACAGGCCGTATGGGTGATTCAAACAGTTGAGGCAATACTAAGCCACCACCCGTTTGAGCTAGCTGCGATACAGTGCGAGTATGGCCGTGGCAGCACAGACTTTGCAGATGGTCTGGTAACGCTTGCAACGCAATTTGACCATGTTTGCATGAACATTTTGATTGTTGATGATTTGCTTGCAAGTTTGTACTGCAAGGGTGATAAGCAATACAAAATGATGCGGCTTGCAGATAAGCACGACAAAGAGCGCAAAGTGCTGTATCGCTATCGAGACAAGATAGAAAAACAATGCAGAGAGTGGCAGTATGCAGCAGAGGAAAAGCTTGAACAGGAGCTTCGAGCAAAAAAGTTATTTTGGTGTGAGAAAATTGCTGCATAGCATCACAACATTTTGATTTAAAAAACGATATGCTGTTGACAAGGTGACACACTTTTAGTATGATTTAGCTATATTCGGCAGAGCTTGCATTTTAGGCTGTTGAATATAGGGGCGTCTTACCGCTCAACAATCTTACTGAAACAGGGTAACAGCAGGTGGTTACCGCCTGCTTTACTCTTTAAAGCACTTGTTTAATCAAGAATCAAGGTGCTTTTAGTTTATTTAGAACATGCGGTAAATGGCATACAGGGTAAGTCCAAACCAATTAAGAGTAATCCTCGCTTGTGGTGCCGCATGTTTTAAGTGAATTAGTTTATTTAATCAAACATATTCAGTGGATGAATGTAATCCTTAAGCATGATAGAGATTGCTGTTTATGTTTGACTAAGTAAATTAGCTTACAGCGTGTACATATCACACAGATATGTCGAAGAAACGCGAAAATTTAAAGATATTGAACCCGTCCATTGAGGCGGGTTTTTTCATGGGCGTTAAATATGCAACGCAGACAATTAAACATCAAGATTGGCACTCAATTGATACTGCCAAGCGGCAATGCGGCCAAGTGCTTAAAGATTGATGGTGACGAGTTCACGTTCCAATACTTTCACGATTGGTCAAAAGTGGTGCTGACCCGTGATGCGATTATCAAGATGATGCCCGAGCGAGTGATTCAATGAATGAGCGCAAACAAAGCTTAAAACAGTTGTGGGCATTCCTGCTTTGGCTTGTGATGCTATTGAGAAAGGTTAAGTGATGGGCTGTCAATCATGTGAAGAAAGACGACTGGCACGAGAAGCCAAGCATTTTGTGCAATCTGCTGGCAAGGTGGTTAAAGCTGCGCTGACAGGCGAACAGGTGCTTGCAACAAAAGAACAACAGAAAGAGCGCTATTTGATATGTGAGCAATGCGACCAAGTGAGCCGAAAGAACGGGATGCCATCGCCAGCAACGATACTCAGTGACGACAAGTGCTTGGAGTGTGGTTGCAAGGTGCTCAAGAAGATTGAGTATGCGACCGAGGCGTGTCCGTTGAAGAAGTGGAGTGAAATCAAATGAAGCTTGGATTAACGACAAAGCACTATCCAAATCACGGCACTGTGATTGTCCCATGTGACAGCCAAGGCAATGCGCTTGGGGATAATGTCAGCAGTGTGGAAGTGAAAGACGGCATTGTTACCATTCAATACCATGCCGATGAATCAATGAAGTTTGGTGGCGCCAAGGGTATGAATAGTGGCCATTACCGATTCTCAGCAATGAATGACGATAGCAAAGGGCAAGATATGGCTAATGCAGAAATGAAGATTAGCGTTGATACGAAAGAGTTTCAATCGATGCTGGATGACTTTATTAAAACTACACTGCCCAATGCTGTGCGTGCTATTGTTCAAGATGAGATGAATAAGCAGGCTAAGGCCGCAGTAATGGAGATTAAATGAATATTGATGACATGAGAAGTGATGAGCAATATCTAAGTGCTGCAATTTCAACTGTAATTAAATCAGGAAAAATCACATTAAACACAGTACAGACATTGGTTGAGTTTGCGCCCGAAATTATGTATCCATTTGCCAATGCTATGGGCGTGGAAGTTGGTAGGCTCAAGGAGATGGCGCACAATGAGATGCTGAATGAGCAGGCCGTAAGTGTACTGATGGATTTAATCTCAAGCAAACTGATGAATAAGAGGTTAGATGATTTTATTCAGATTGACCTGCCCAATGCTGTGCGTGAGATGGTTCGTGATGAGTTGCACAAGCAAACCAAAGAAGCGGCATCAAGCAAATAACAAGTAAAGGAGTAGCAGCATGACGGAGGCTGCAAAAGACGCAGCGCCAAATGCTGTGGGTCGGCCAAGACTGATAAAGTCGCCGCAAGAATTTGATGAGCGTGTGGATACCTACATTAGTTGGTGTCGCTCAAAAGAAGAACCAATCTTGCTTACGGGTTTAATCCTTGCACTTGGCCTGAGTAGCAAGCAAGCTTTCTATAATTATGAGGAATATCCTGAATTTCTGGACTCGGTAAAAAGGGCAAAGCTTCTGGTTGAAATGGAGTATGAAAAACGACTCAACACTTTCAGCTCTGCTACAGGGCCAATTTTCGCATTAAAGAATTTTGGATGGTCTGACAAACAAGAGTTAGATGTCACAACAGGTGGCGATAAGATGAATCAAGCACCAACCATAATTCAATTGGTAGCACCAAATGTCACAAACGGCACGGATTGAGTTACCACCGAAGCTAATACCTGTATTTGCGAGCAAGTCACGGTACAAGGGCGCACACGGTGGGCGGGGAAGTGCTAAGACACGCACATTTGCACTCATGTCGGCAGTAAAGGCTTACCAAGCAGCACAAGCTGGCATATCAGGCACGATACTGTGTGGCCGTGAGTTTATGAACTCGCTTGAAGATTCTTCGATGGAGGAGGTGAAGCAGGCAATCCACTCAATACCGTGGCTGAATGATTATTTTGACATTGGTGAAAAGTACATACGAACCAAAAATGGCTTAGTCAGTTATTCATTTTGCGGTTTGCGTACAAACCTAGACAGCATCAAGTCTAAAGCGCGAATACTGGTTGCATGGGTAGATGAAGCTGAAACAGTCTCAGATATTGCATGGAAGAAACTCACGCCTACAGTGCGTGAAAATGATTCAGAAGTGTGGGTGACATGGAATCCTGAGGCAAAAGGGTCCGCGACCGATACGCGATTTCGCGTAACGCCTCCAAGTGATGCAATCATTGTCGAGATGAATTACACAGACAATCCGTGGTTTCCTGCTGTACTTGAACAAGAGCGGCTGGACGATATGCGCCGCTTAAGTCCTGAAGAATATGCGTGGATTTGGGAGGGCGCGTATCGGACGCAATCTGAAGCACAAGTTTTCCGCAATAAATACCGTATCCAAGCATTCGAGCCACAATCAAACTGGCAAGGGCCATACTATGGTCTCGACTTTGGATTCGCAAACGATCCGACTGCTGGCGTTGAGTGCTATATCAATGGCAACACGCTACACATACGCCGTGAGTGCGGAAAGACTGGCTTGGAGCTGGACGCAACCGCACCACACATACTGCGCCACATGCCTAATGCAGCCAAATACCCGATGCGTGCAGACAGTGCGCGTCCTGAATCTATCAGCTACTTAAAGCGACATGGACTGCCAAAGATGGTGGGCGTGAAAAAGGGCAAAGGCAGTGTAGAGGATGGCATCGAGTTCATGAAGTCATTTGATGAAATCATCATCCACCCCGACTGCAAACAGGTTGCAAGTGAGTTCAGGCTATACAGCTACAAAACAGACCGATTGAGTGGCGATGTGTTACCAGTATTAATGGATGAGCATAACCATTGGATTGATGCAGCACGCTATGCACTAGAGCCGATAATGAAAAAACGCGGCTCATTCAAACAAACAAGCATCAGAATGATTTAACAGCACCTTTCGGGGTGCTTTTTTATTGAGAACAATATGTCAGTAAGCACAACACATCCCGAATATGCCGAAGCAGCTCCATTGTGGGAGTTGGTGCGACTGGCTGCAAAAGGGCAGCAAGCGGTAAAAGACAAGCGGGTGAAGTTTTTGCCCATGTCTAACGGCATGAGGCAATTAGACGCTGATATGCAAAGCGATGTGTACAAAGCCTACCTGAGCCGAGCCGAATATCCGAATTGGGTGCAAGATGCACTACGCACTGCAACGGGCTTAATCAGCAAGCAAATGCCCGAAGTCGAGTTGCCAAGTGCCATGCAAGACATGGAGCAGAATGCCACGGATGATGGCTTCAGTCTAAAGCAGATGTACAGTCGCACATGTAACGATGTCATGGAGACGGGACGCTCATGCTTGCTTGCTGATATTGATGAAAGCGGCAAGCCGTACATTGCGGTCTATAACGCTGAGAGTCTGATTAACTGGCAAGTAACAGGCATAAATGGCCGCCAAGACATTACGTTGCTTGTGCTGAAAGAGCAGCGCAAAAAGCCCGATGCAGACCGATACAGTCATGAATATGACGATGTGTACCGCGTATTGTCGTTGCAAGATGGCTACTGTGTATCGGAATTGTTGGACGATAAAGGCCAGACGCTCGAAGAAGCTGTGCCATACATGACCAGCTCAGGCAAAGGCTTGTCTTACATTCCTGCTGTTATCACTGGCAGCACTGATAATTCAGTCGATGTGGACAAAATACCATTGCTCACAATGGCCTACGCTGCTGTGAAGTATTACCAGTTAAGCGCTGACTATTATCAAGAGTTACACCACACAGCCCACCCACAGCCGTACATTATCGGCATGGATGAGGATGAAGTGCCAAGGGTTGCAAGCGGTATTTTTGCTTGGCTCTTGCCAACGGATGCGTCATGCGGATACCTGGAAATAACAGGCACTGGCATCACGGCTAAGCGCACTGCGATGCAAGACCAAAAGAACGCGGCACTCGAAGCTGGCGCAAAGGTGATGGACACATCATCACAAGAGTCTGGCGAAGCGCGTAAAGCACGACAGAATGACCAATATGCCAGCTTGTACAGTGTAGTGGTGACGGTTGCTGAGGGTGTCGAGCAAGTCTTGAAATACATCGCAGAGCTAATCGGTGCAAATCAAGATGAAGTGATATTCACAGTTAAGCCTGAATTTACAAGCAATGTGACTGACACAGCCATGCTCCAGCAGTTGATTAACCTTGCCACAATGGGCAAAGTATCAGACCAAACCGTGTGGGATTACTTGCAAACAGGCAAGATACCTGAGCGCACATATGACGATGATGTGTTGTTGCGGACTGGAATTACTCAAGCTGATATACCGACATGACAAATTTAGATAAACTCATTCAAGCACTTGCACAACACAGTGCATACTCAACCAGAGCGAGTACACATGCGGTGAATGAATTACTAAAGCTGTTCAATGCACAAACCAATTCCATGCTTGATAAGCTGCTTATTTTGCTTCTTGAATTATCAGATGCAGAGCGAACGGCTTTAATGGCTGGCAAATACACTACGCCTCCATTACGCGAAATACAGAGCCTCATCAATGAGTGGCAGTCAGACGTTGGGCAAAGCATTGCTGAAAAGTTTGACGAGCAAATACATGCGTTTGCAGCACAAGAAGCGCAGTATGTCACCAAGTTGATGCAGGCAAGTGGCGCAAATGTAGGGGCGGTGACTGGCGCTGCTGTGGTGAAAGCGGCTAAATCCAAGCCAGTGATGGGCGGTCGGTTGATAGATGAGATGCTGTCTAGCATAGACGAAACAAGTCGCAATATCTTGTTGAATACAACACGACAGGGCATTGCAGATGGCATGACGAATCAACAAATCATTCAGCGATTGCGTGGTACTAAAGCGGCCGATTACATCGATGGCCTGTTAAATGCACCGCGCCAGTCGCTTGACCGTGATGTGCGTACGATACGCAACCACATCGGCAATACTGCTTATGCGGAGACGTATAAGAAGGCTGGCGTGGAGTGGATACAGTTTGTGGCAACGCTGGATGGGCGCACATCTAAAACCTGTGCATCATTAGACGGAAAGCGATACAGGACAAGTGAATCGCATCCAACACCGCCCATGCACCCGAACTGTCGCAGTGTAACAGTGCCCATATTTGATGAAGATGAAAAGCTGGATGGCAGACGACCTGAAAACGGCGACAAACGCGGCACAGTATCGGCAAATGAAACGTATGCGACATGGTTCAGCAAGCAATCAGATGCCTTTCAGCAAGAGTGGCTGGGTGCATCACGTTACAAGCTGTACAAAGACGGCAAATACACAATAGATCGCTTCGTTGACCCACAAACAGGCAAGCAATATTCACTTGCTGAGTTGCAGGAAAAAGACGAGCAGACGTTTAAGGATATTTTCGGATGAAGCCACGGTTTTATGAAACGCCATTTGAGCATGTCACATATGCGCTTGTGGTAAATGAGAAGCAGCTTCACAAAGTATCGAAAGACAAATCGCTTAATTTTCTCAGTCTTGGCAAGTGCGCTCAAACAAGATTCAAAGAGCGCAAGGGCAAGACAATGGCAATCGTTGAGTTAAGGACTGCGGATAGGCCGCGCCATGCAACATACGCACTTTTGACGCATGAAGCGGTGCACATATGGCAAGCAGCAAAAGAGGCGATGGGCGAGGATGCACCTAGTTGTGAGTTTGAAGCTTACTCAATACAGCGAATCGCACAAGACTTATTCTACGAATACGACAGGTTAATAGCCTGTGGATGATGCCTTAAAGTAGGTACATTAAACCTTAAAAAAGGTACATTTCAGCAAATTTCAACACAAGACAGCTTATGGCTGTCTTTTTTATTCCTGTTTAACAAGTCGGCTATGCCGCAATCCAAAGGATTCAATATGAAATATCGCAACATGTTTTTGAAGTTTTACGCACCCAATGATGGTGAGGGTAGTGATTTGGGTGGTGAAAAACCAACCGAAGAAAAAACCTTCACACAAGCCGAAGTCGAGGCATTAACACAAGGTTTACAGAAGAAAAACCAAGAGTTAATTGGTGACAAAAAAGCCTTGCGTGAAAAGCTTGCTGTGTATGACGGCATCGACCCTGAACGCGCTAAAAGCCTGTTCAAGCAGGTTGAGGACGAAGAAGAGCGCAAGTTACTGGAGGGTGGCAATGTTGATGCAGCTTTTGAGAAGCGCACCACTGCATTGCGCAATGACTATCAAAAACAATTGCAAGAAGTTGACGCACGCTTGACTGCCTCAGAGCAGCGAGCGGCGAAGTTGAGCCAAATGGCGGTAAACGGTGCTTTAACAAGCGCAGCAACCACTGTGGGCGCATTACCAGAGTCATTAGAGGCATTACAAGCAATGGCCAAAGGCGTGTTTGTGACCAATGACGATGGTGCAGTGGTGGCATTAGATGCTGATGGTGATGTTGTGTATGGAAAAGACCCTACGCAACCGTTAACCGTGGCCGAGTGGCTGGAAGAAAAGAAAGGCCGTATGCCTCACTTGTTCCATCAACCCAAGGGGATTGGTGCACTGAGTGCGCGCAACACACAGGCAGCTGCAAAAAATCCATTTGCAAAAGAAACATTCAACCTGACTGAGCAGGGCAAGATGCTGCGAGAAAACCCAGCGCAAGCCCAGCAATTAGCTGCTCAGGCTGGAATCAAATTAGACATTCATTAAAAGAAAGTGAAATATGGCAGCGACAAAAATTGCTGATGTAATCGTACCTGAGTTATTTGCTCCGTACGTGATTAACCGAACTGTCGAGAAATCGGCATTTTTTCAATCGGGCATTATCTCCACATTGCCCGAGGCTGGCCTGTTTGGCCAGAAAGGTGGTGCAGTCATTACCTTGCCATTTTGGGAAGATTTGAGCGGTGATTCTGAGGTTTTATCTGATAGCTCAGCATTGACCGTTAACAAAATCGAAGCTGCAGCGGACGTGGCTATTTTGCATGCTCGTGGTAAAGCATGGGGCGCAAACGACTTGGCTAAGGCATTGTCAGGCGATGACCCTATGGGTGCGGTGGCTGACTTGGCAGCAGCCTACTGGCAACGTGAAATGCAAAAAATTACCTTGGCTTCACTGAAGGGCGTGTTTGCTTCGACTACGATGGCTGCAAATGTACATAATATCTCAGGTGGCACTGGCGCTGCTGCTGTGATTGATGGCGCTGCATTCATTGATGCCTCGTACAAACTGGGCGACCAAGTAGACCAGTTGTCAGCAGTAGCATTGCACTCTGCGACCATGCAAGTCTTGGCCAAACAGGGTTTGATTGAAACCATTCGTGATGCTGACGGCGTGATTTTGTATCACAGCTTCATGGGTAAGCGTGTGATTGTGGACGATGGCATGCCTAAAGATGGCGATGTGTTCACATCCTACCTGTTTGGCGCTGGTGCATTGGGCTATCAAGAAGTAACACCCCCTGTTGCAGTAGAGACAGACCGTGACAGCCTGGCAAGTGAGGACATTTTGATTAACCGTCGTCACTTTGTACTGCACCCGCGTGGCATTAAGTGGGCGGGTGCTGCTGGTTTGGCTCCTGATAATGCTGGCTTGGCCACTGATACCAACTGGACGCGCGTGTACGACCCAAAACAAATCCGAATTGTGGCTTTGAAACACAAATTGGCTTAACAGTAAGGCCGCCCAGAAATGGGCGGCATTTTTCATGGAGTACACAATGGGATTATCCAGTTTTAATCGTATGCGGCGTGAGGCTGAGCAGAAAAAGCCTGAGCATGTAGTCGTAAAGCCTGATTTGTCAAAGCTATCAGTCGGAGAATTACGCGAACATTTGGCCGAGCATGGTGTTGCATTTGACCCCAAAGCCAGCAAAGCCGAATTACTCAAGTTAATCGAGGCATAGCATGGACTACATCACAGTTGCAGACATTGCAAACGAGCCAAGTATTGCAGACAAAGACCGCGCTGTGATGCTGGCTAATCTGTACATGACCAAGTTTGAGTTTAAGCCGTTCGACAACAATGTGATTCCTAATGCGGTGAAAGCTGCTGCTATTGAGCTGGCACGAAATTACGAATCACTGTATGCCGACCAACAAACAGGCGTTTTGTCTGAATCGGTGCAAGTAGACGTAATTGCAGAGAGTAAATCCTATTCAGCCAATGCCAAGTTTAAAGCTGGCTGGCTGTTGATGGTTGAGGATATGCTCAAGCCGTATTTAAAACGCTCTACAGGCCGCGTTGTCATGCTGGCTAAGGTGTAGGTATGGCAATTGACTACAATCGCATCAAAGGCGTTGCAAAGCGGCTTATCAGTGAGAATGGACAGCCTGTCACACTAAGTCGAATTGATAGCACAGACAATAGCGACGGCTCAGTAGATGAAACCGAGACACAGCACATCGGCTCAGGCGTTGTTAGTGGCTTCACAGAACGCGATGACAAGACGTTTGCAGACTTGCAAGCCAACGATGCCAAGCTCATTTGCACTTTGCCTGTGCGGCCTGAGCGCGGCGACCAAATCACCGCAAACGGTAAGGACTGGCGCATTGTTGATTTTCGTGACGTGAATCCTGCCAATGTGTCTTTGATTTATATTTTGCAATGTAGGGCGTGAGATGGCTATTGATACGAAAAGCTTCGAAATGCAGCTTAAGGCTGGGCTGGTAGAGATTAGAGAACAGGCGCAGGAGGTGTTAGTTGATACTGCGCTTGAAATCATGCGCGATACCGTGATGGCCACGCCAGTTGATAATGGCGCGCTGCGTTCAAACTGGCGTATGGCCGTTGATTCGACTGATACTGATTACGATGAAAGCCATGTAAAAGGTGAGGGTTTGTCGGCAGCCGCAACATTAGCTGCAAAAATTAAATCAGATGGTACACAGTTTGACCACATTACCATATCTAATAATTTGCCTTATGCGAAGGTTGTCGAATATGGCGGCTATCCAAATCCTCCAAAGCTTGGCACGCGTGTTAGAGCCAAGAAAGATAAAGACGGCAAAGTAACAGAAGCTGCCTATTATGAAATTCGCTCTGAGGGCGGCTACAGCAAACAAGCACCAAAAGGCATGTTGCGAATCAGTCTGCTGAAATTTAATAGCATTGCTCGTAAGCACGCTAAAAAGCGCATGGGTAAAAAATGACCAATTACCAAATCAATCAGATATTGCTCGACTGGCTGAATGTCATGCCGCAAGCGCCACCAATACTTAATGAAAACGTCAGCGAATCAGCAGCCATTAAACAGGCTGCTATTTTTTTGGTTACTCACTTTATCCCTGCTGATGCTGAGCAAGTGGACTACTGCTACACGGAGCAGAAAACGGGGATTTTCCAAGTAACAGTGGTAGGTGAGCGAAATAAAGGCCGCAAAAGCGTGCAGCAAATGGCTGACAACATCGCTGACCACTTCAAATTCCACAATCACGATGGCGTGATTATCACCAAAGCGGTGGCTGCAACGGCCATAACGACAGAGACGCAGTATCAGATACCAGTTTCAATTTATTACTTTAACAAGGACAAATGATGGCACAAAACATCATCTATACTGCTGGGGCGATTACAACCATCGCACTGGCGGATGCAGCATGGGCGATTCAGGGCACTGCAAAGACGCTTTGCGGGCATGATAACTTCGAGCCAAACTTTGGCGCACCGGATGAGCAGGTGATTGACTCATATTGTGAGGGCAAAGTGCCTCTGTATGGCACAGAAAATCCTGGCACTTTAGCAGTCAATTTTTCAAACTATGACCCGCGTGATGAGGGGCAGAAGTTAATCAATGATGCCCCGCGCAATTCCAAAATGCTTTACACGGTAGAGTTTGAGAATGGCGACAAAGTTGTCTACAAAGTCATCAAAAAAAGCAAAATCAAAGAGCAGCCCGCTTTATCAAACATCAACATTCGCGGCACATGGGAGGCTGGCTTGGTTGGTGAGGGCGATTGGACACTTGCACCATAAAGGATGGTAAATGGAATTATTGAGCTTTGATGCCTTACAGGAATTAGCTGTCACGCGAACAAAACGAATCACCGTTCCAGAATTAGGCGGTGATATTTTTATCAAGCGACCACAAGCCAAAGACCAAGTGAAATTTGATGAGGTTTTTGGATTGTTTGGTAGTCATGTATTGGGCAATGGTGGCGAGGTCTATGTACAGACCAATCCGTTGCGTTTAGCGGCCTGTAAAGTGGCTTGCTGTGTGATTGACCCCAGCCAAGAAAATAGGCCAGTTTTCACGAGCGATAGCGTCTACTGCCTGACTGATGACCAAATTTATGCAGTTTCTAAGCAAATTGACGCTTTTGCAGGTGAGAATGTGCTTTCTCAGGATGACGTCGCAAAAAACTGATGAAGCTGCCGCGCATGAGGTGGTTAATTGCGTTTTCTCTCAAGCACAATCGCAAATTGAGTGATGTGTTAAATATGACGAATGAAGAAGTAACACTTTATCGGGCATACGAGCAGACACAAGACCCTGATTATGTGGCAGCTTACCAAGCAGAAGCAGAGCGTGAGTTACAGGCGTCTCTAAGTCCTGATGACCGCATGAAGTACATTAGGGGTAAGTTAAACAAGCAACGGCGCATCTAGCGCCCTTTAACCCATACATCTTTAAATCAGCAGATGCTGAGCCAAAAGGTAGGTTTGTATCGGTTTACTCCAAAAGGATACCCTCAAACTGAGGCATCCTTGCAATATTCCTGTTTCAAACAGGAAAATTTAAGGGGGTGTCACTTTGGGGTTACCCTTTGAATATGGTTTACATCCGCTGTGAAGCGCTGTTGCAGTGCCGATAAGGGTGCCTCATTTTGGGGCATCCTTTACTTTAACAAGGAATTAACATGTCGCAAAAACTTGATAACTATGAAATCGTTGTTTCCTGCCGTAAAAATGGCATTTTGGTATTGAATCATGTGGCATGTGTTACTAGTACAGATGCCACCCCATTAGAGGTGGCTTACGATGCTGCTCTGAAGGTTAGGCAATTTGAACAAGAAATCTCTAAAGAGGAAATCTTGAATAAAGTGGCCTAGATTAAGCCAATATCAACCTTCCCCATCTTTCTTGGCGGCGTGCGTTTTTCTTGCTCGGCTTTAATTTTTTCAGACGTATCGAATAACTTTTCAATTAACTCCGCCTCTGATGCTTGTGGAGTGTATTTACTTGATGAAATTAATGTTGCTGCAAGTTGTAGTGCTTCAAAATCAGACAATTTAGACATGATTCATCCTGAATAGATTATTGAGTGGAATCGTAATCTTAGCATGATGTATTCATAAAACTAGCCCCGTTCATCTGAGCGGGGTTTTTCTTTTGCACAAGCTTTTGCCCACTTGTGTGAATGCAATTATTAAAATGGGCAGGAGATAAGAGAATGAAAGAATTTCAGTTTCAGGATGTGACATTGCGCGCCATTGATAAAGATGGTGCGATTTGGTTAACAACAAAAGACATTGCTCAAGCACTGTATGGCTATTCCGAAAGGGTAAGTCAAATTGACGCACCCTTTAAAGGCTTCGCAGGCAAGGTTAATCGACTCTATAACCGACATGAAGAAGAGTTTACGCACAAAATGACACGGCTCGTTGATATTGAGACAACAGGCGGCAAACAGCAAGTTCGTGTGTTTAGTTTACGAGGCGCACACCTGCTTGGCATGTTGGCTCGCACGGAAAAGGCAAAAGAGTTTCGTCGATGGGTGCTTGATGTGATTGAAAGCCATAATGATGAAATAGGTATTTTGACCACTCAATATCACAAAGCACTCATTGCATACACCACAGGCAAGGCAAGTGCCAGTATGTGTGGCAAGGGTTTAAATCAGTGGCGCAGAGATAAGCCGCACATTGAATCAACACTGGCTGAGATAGAACAAAAAATACAGCCTGACATTTTCATACAAGCCGCCTAGAGCGGCATTTTATTGCCCAAAAAAATACCCCGCAAGTGTTAGAGCACTTCGGGGTTTTTGGTTAACTACATTAAAGGAATGGAGTAGCTAACGGTATGAATTTTAACATTGGGGAGTGGATTGTGGAAGCTCTTAAGTTATTTAAAGAACACAAAACATTACGAAGAATGTTTTACGCAACAATAGGTACATGCATCCTAATTTTTGGATGTCCGCCATTAATTCAGGCGATTGCTAAATTGATAGAAGTATTGAAATAACGCGCCACAAGAGGGCATGGATATGGAAACTGAAGCAAGTCCGTTTATTAGAGTTTGTATAGGTGTGGCTATTTTGCTGCTCGCACTAGGAATGTTTTTACTGATGGCAACACCATTTGCAAGTCTATTCATTCAATAGGACTGAATGAGGTTAGAAAGTGGCTGTGTCGATAATACCGTGTTCAAGTGAGAAGTTTATTAAGAATGAACGATGATATTTCCTTTGGCATTAAGTTTTTCCTTTGCTGTAGCGGCTTGGGAGTGTTGATGTTCCTTGCATTTGCAGGGCTTTACTTTATCAAGTGGTGGTAAGAGTGTTGAGTATTGCAAATGTTAGAGGGCTTCAGCGGGAGTATGTATTTGCTGAAAAATATAGAATCGCCACGCAAAATATTGCTAATAAGTCTTAGTAAGCCTATTATGTGATAAATATTCCAAGAATTGGAACAAAAGTGATTATTACAAAACTTTATATTGATAATGTTTTTAACTTTAGCAATACAACACTGGATCTTACTATTAAGAAACTTGTTACTAATAGCACGATAGAGAACGAGTACATAGAAGATAGAGAAAATTTTAGATATAAAAGGGTTTGCATTATTTCAGGAGCTAATGCAACTGGGAAAACATCTATTGGTAAGATTATTATGTCTTTACAGAATTTTCTTACTAATCCCCTTGGTTATGATATCGAAAAGGGCTTTCGCAAATATGTATTTAATAAATTAAAACCTGCTGAAGTGACAATCGAATTTGTTACTCCTAGTGATTCAAAAATTCATAACGTTACAATCAAGTTGAAAGCTAGCACATTTGAAACATCAGATAAAGGTAAAGCAGTAAGACACGATGGCACCAGTCTGCATGATGGCACCAAAAGGCACGGGTCAGACAGTCAAATTGAAATACATTATGCTTCCACTAAAATTGGTGTAAGCATGAGTGCCACTAAAGCCAGAGAAAAATTAGATTCTATTATTAGTGCACAAAAAGCCCCAAGAGGGTCTGTTTATCAAGTTATAGGCAAAACAAGCAAATTAGGTGCTGATTTAGATATTTTTAAAGCTCATCTTGATAAATCATACTTAGCTGGCACAACTGGCTGGACATATTTACTATCTGGCAATATTGATACATCGAATAGTGAAAAAAATAAGCTCAATAGAATTGATGTTTTAAACGCTATACTGAAAACATTTGATACATCAATTACTGATGTTGTTGAAAGTTTTGAGGTATCAGGCGCGAATAGCGAAACAACAGCGAAAGTGAAAAATGGATATGCTATCAAATTTTCCAATGGGGACACATTGCTAATTGATATGAATGGCAATGTTACAGATGAGGAAAGGCTTTCAAAAGGAACATTTGATGCATTAAAAGTAGTAGGATTTATTACAAAAATTATATCCCATAAGATAAATTGTGAGTTTATTTATGGAGCTGGCGTAACATACTTTTTAGATGAAAAAATGGCTTTTGCGCACTCTGAATTAGAGCAAGCTATTGTAAATTTAATTATAGATAAACTACCAAAACATTCTCAATTTTTTTATACAACACATAATTATGATATTTTGGACATGAGCCTTCCTGTTCATTCATATGTTTTCTTAAAAAAAGTTAAAGCTGCTTCGGTTTTTGTACACCCAGAGGAAGTATTCAATAAAAATGATAGAAGCCTTTTGAATTATGTAAAGAATGATATTTTCAGTACATTGCCAGATACATCTCAGATTGATGATTTAATGTTGTCTGAATAGGTGATATATGGCTAAAAATATATTCTGCATTGAAGGTGAAACTGAACAAGCATTGATTAAAGCTCTAAAAATTGGGAAAACACAAAAATTCAATTGCTGGGAAAATGATATAGCAAAAATAATAAGAAAATTTTCGAAAAATTCACATGTCTACATTGTGTTTGATACGGATAAATCCTTATCAGATTCAGAAATTAGTCGCTTCATAAAGAATATTGAGGTTGTCGCCAATCAAGATGGATTATTTATCCATCTATTGCAGCAAACTCAAAATTTAGAAGATGAACTAGTTTATGCATGCAATCAAATTAAGAATAATAGGCAATTGCATAGCTGTTTTGATGGATGTAGCGCAAAAGAGTTTAAAGAAAAATTTCTCCAAATTAGCAATCTAGAAGATAGGCTTGATAGAGCTGGATTTAACCGCTCTCTACTTTGGAGTCGAGAATTAATTAATTGCCTCGAACCACTGAAAGATAAGAAAAAAATGTTTGATGATATTTCCTAGGTAGAAAAGTAAATCTAAATTCCGCCCTGATTAATTCAGGGCTTTTTTTATTGGACGCACACATGGCTGATGCTGAATTAACCGCAAAACTCAAACTTGATGCAGAAGAGTTTGAGAAAAAAGTAAAGTCATCCACGCAGGCTGCTGAAGAATTGGCAAAACGTGTGGGTGATTCTGCAAGTTCACTAAATGACCAACAAAAAGCATTATTAAAGTCCGCTAAAGATGCGGGCTATTATTTTGATGCACAAGGCCGATTGCATGACCAAACAGGCAAATACGCCAAGCAGAATGATGAATTAGGCCAAAAGTTAAAGGCATTACAGGCCGAGTTAAAACGGACTGGCAAAGAAGCTGAAATTCTTGAAACTGGATTACAGAAAGCTGGCAATGCCTCACAAAAGATTGATGTGGGCGGCAAAGGCACTTCATTTAAAGTGGGTGCAATGGCTGGCGCCGTGGGTGGCGCGGTAGGCGGTGTCATTGGCGGCGTTGTAAGTGGTGTTACATCTGCAATCGTCAGCAATGCCCAGCAAATCATTGTCAGTGGCATACAGCGCATTAATGCAGAAGCTGCAAAAGCCGCTACTGTACTGATTGATTCCAGTCGCTTGAATGTTGACACGCGCACACTGCAAGAATGGACTTATGCTGCGGGAAAGATGAATATCAATGCCGACAAAATGGGCGATATTTTCAAAGACACTAACGACAAGATTGGTGACTTTGTTCGCACTGGTGGCGGTGAGGCCAAGGACATTATCGAGACATTGAATCTTGATGTGCGCGAGCTGATTGGCTTGAGTCCTGACAAAGTCTTGATGCGCATTGCCAAAGAGTCCGAGGGCTTAAACGCACAAGACCGCACATTCTTGTTTGAGGCGATTGCGGATGAGGCCAGTGCATTATTACCGTTACTGGACGATGGCGCAGCCAAAATGCAAGCGTTTAAAGACCAAGCACAGCGCGAGGGGCGCATCTTGTCTGATGGTCAGTTACAGGCCATGAAGTCATACAAAGAGAGCCTAGACAGCTTGATTTCACGCGCTGAGGCATTTGCAGCACAAGTTGCGGGCAATTTGGCCAAGCCGCTTGAAATACTGACCAATGAGTTTAATAAGCTGATTGACCAGTATGGTGGGGCGGAGGGGGCGGCTCAAAGCTTTGCCAAGGTGATGATTGAAACTGCGGCATCGGGTGTTCAGGCATTTGGGTATTTGATTGAGCAGATTGCAAATGCAAGAAAGTTAATGGCTGACGCATCGGGAACCGTTGCAAATTTGCAATATGAGTGGGCTGAAGGCAAGTATCGTAAAGCAGTAATGCTAGACCCTAAAGACCCTGAGCGCATACAAGCTAAGGCGGACTATGAAACTGCAAAAGCTAATTTAGCTGCAACAATTCAAACAGGGTTGGTTGCAGAGGACTTTCAGAAATCAACCAAGACTCTTGCAGATAATATAAAAAATCTTAGCAAAAACTTTGAAGAAAAGGCTACTGTTGCCATCGATGATTCTGCCAAAGAGAAATCTACCGAAGATAAGATAGCTACAGGCTTACAAAAAACATTTCAAAATCTTCAAGAGCAATACCAAGAGTTATTGAAACAGGATAATCAAGAATCCAAAGCTCAAGCGCAAGAAGTATTGGCGCAAATGAAGCAAATTGAAAGCCAGCTAAAAGCACAAGGCTTGCCAACCAGTCCGCAAACAGAGTCTGTAAATAATTCTGAGCAAATTGAAGCCACAAAAAATCTCATTGAATCCACCAAGCAGCAATTGGAAGAAATGAAAAAGGCAAATGCTTTAAGCGCACAAGAAGCCAGTGTTGCTGATAAAAACACGCTTCATGCACAGCAAATTGCAGTGCAAAATCGCCTGATTGAGCTACAAAACAAACTCGTTGATTTGGAATCGAAAAAAACCGATAAGTCTACTCAGGATTACGATAATCGCATAGCCGTTGATGCCGCCAAAGATGCGGCCAAGGCCGAAGAAGCCAAAGGCAAGGAGCTAGACAAGCGCAACAAAGAGTTACTCAAAGAGCAGCAAGATCAGCTTAAGTTAAAACAAAAGCTAGACATGGATGATGCCAAATCCAAAGATGCCGCCACCAAAGAGCAATCAGCAGCATCGAAAGCCTTTAACGAATCAGTACGCAGCTTTGGTCAGTCGGTCGATAAACAGGCCAATGGCAAGGTTTTGGATGCGAATGGCAAAGAAGTGCCGCAAATACAGGCTTTTTATGGCAGTGATAGCCGCCCCGCAGCAGTGCAGAAGCAGCAACAGTTTAATAACGCTACCAGCAATATTGACCAAAGCATGCAAAATCTTGGCGTTCTGTACATTGCCTCACAGGATGGCAAACAAATGGCAAAAGTCTTAGCAACTCCTGAAAATGTAAAAATCATCAAGCAAATAGCAGTTATGGGAGTTAGCGAGATGGTTCGCAATGGTGCCGCGGCTAATACTTGATGTACCATGCCATCATTCTTAATACGAGGTGATGGTATGGAAAGATTTTTAGCACTAATTTGTATACTGGTAATTACAGGGTGCGGATCGAGCGAGCAAACTGTAGAGAGCATAATACAAGCAGCATCAAATGGCTCTCTAAAAGTAGGGGAATCCGTAAAGTTTTCTGGTGAAGCTTATGAAATAATTGGTAATGGAGTTGTCATTCGGCCATCAGAGGGGCTTGGAATTATTGCAGAGGGTGCAGGCGGAATTGGAGTTGAGAAAGATAAATCTTACCATTTTGAATGCAAAGTTAAGAGTTATGCTATTAATGACAAGGTGAAAATAGTAAATGTGGATAACTGCTCAGTGCGGCAGTAAAGCCAACCTCATGCCGCCAATGGTCAGGCTGCCAATTCTTGAGTTATCATGCCGTCATTTCTACTTAGGAGTGGCGGCATGAAGTGGCTTTTAATACTAAGTTTTTCTGCGATTACTTTGTCTGCATGTGACTCAAGCAAAAAGGAAGAGCCCAAGGCTGCAAGTCAGCCAATCCATCGAGAGTCTGTAACAATGGATTCTGATAAGATTTACAATGAAGCTCTAGAGAATCCATTTGCATTTGAAAAAAATATTGCAGGAAAGTCTATAAAATTAATTGGGAAAATTGAGTCGATTAAGCAATCAAGTAGTGATAACCTTCCATTGATTTCATTCGGATATCATGAAATTTACCGAAAGAAAAGTAGCATAGTGGAAACCCCTAATGTATATGCAATTTTAGATAGCAAAGATGAAGCATCATCACTTGTTGTTGGCGAGTCATTAATTATTGAGTGCAACAAAGTTGATATAAGCAATCTAACCAAATATGGCTCAGTCAGACTCACTGAATGTAAGGTTGATACGAGGCAAAAATAAAGCCTCCCTCGTTATAGGGATTGCAAGCTACTTCCCACTCCCAAACGTCATAGCTATAATGCCCCTGATTATAAAGGGGTATTTTTATGGTTAATATCTACCAACTACTAGGCATTAATATTGATGATGATGCAAAGACAATTCAGCTAGCTATTAGCATCCATCAAAAGGCTAAAACCTTGCCTGAAAAGGCTATTGAGGCTGCAAAGCAATGGCTTCTTGTGCCAGATGTGAGGCAAAGATACAATCAGAAATTACAACAAGAGCATCCCGAATTATTTACTCAGATTGCAATCAACAAGGAAATACCACAGGGCGCTAAGTTGGTGTGTGACAAATGCTCAACACCAATTAGAAGTGGTAGTAAATTCTGTCCAAATTGCGGCGACCCTGTTGATTATCGAGATATTGCATCAGAGAATGAGGTGTCTAGCGGTGAAAATGAGAGTGATGTAGTTATAACTTTTGGGTATAGCTCCTCAGCTTCATACGACAGGGCAGTGGCAATTTGTGAGAACATGCCGAGTTATTCAGTAGCTGGTGATGGCAACAAGACTGTTCACAAGCTTTCCATACCGCTATCAGAAATTGATTTGATAGTTAATTTGTATGAAATAATCGGCAACTGGAAAACTTCTACATTCCATATTGGGCACAAACAAATTACAAAGCGCGACTTAACAATGGGGGCGCTTGGTTGCTATCGAAAATACTGCAACTCTTACAACAAAGAAGAATACTGCGCCAATAATAGTGAGTATTACAATCATATTTTTGGGTGTAACAGGCTTGATATGCCTATTCAAGTATGGGGTGGTGGTTGGCTTGAGTATGGTCAATTTGATGTATTTGGTAAGTGGATATTCGATAAACCGAGAATTCAAAAAGAGTTACAGGATGGTTTACTAGAGAATGAATTGTGCCCACGCCTAGATAGACAGGCGGTCATGAAAATTTTCACTGCACTGCCTAATAGCATCAGCCCAAACACTGACCCCAATTGGGAATATAAGTACCAATATGATTACAACAACGAGACGTATCAAAGCACTCAAAGAATGGTTGGCATTAAGCCAGCAGAAAAAAAATAACAAAACAAAGCCCATCCATTTCAGGTGGGCTTTTTTACAGGCCGCTTGTTAAAGCGGCCTTTTTGTTTATGCACATCCTAATTGAATAAATCAAACATGCAGACACCCCTTGTCAGATACAATTGCAAAGATACAAGGGGAGAGTTATATGGCTGGAATAATTAAATCGCTAGATATTCAAGAGGATGGCGTAAGTCGTTTGGCAAAATCAAGTCCTGAAAGAGCAATTGCTGAGTTGATATGGAATGGTCTAGATGCTGATGCAAATAACATAACTGTTCAAGTAAACCTTAATGATTTACATCAGAGTATTATCGTTCAAGATGATGGCTCTGGTATCAATTATAAAGTTGCTGATGGTTATCTGCATAAGGTTGGCGGTAGCTGGAAGAAGCTCAAGGATGTAACTGGCGCAGGCAGAACTTTACATGGCGAAAAAGGAGAAGGGCGTTTTAAGGCCTTTTCAATAGGTCGTTATGTTCAATGGAAAACAATATTTAAAGAAGATAAGAAGCTATTTGAATTTGATATTGCCAGCTCTAAAGATGAAATTACAAAGATTCAAATTTCAGAACTGAGACATTCTTTAAATAAGAAAACTGGAACCATTGTCGAGATTACTGAACTCCATGATGCGCATACAGTGGATAGGAAATCAAATATTTTTAGTAACTTAGATAATTTAATTGATAAGTTATGTAGTGGTCTAATACAACAGGACACATTTCTGAGAGAATATTAATTCCCTTTGAAAGGTCAAAATCATGGCAAAAAAGAGCCCACGCCGTCATTCAGATGAATTCAAACAAGAAACGGTTGATTTGGTGTTGAAACAAGGTTATTCAGTGGCTGATGCTGCTAGAGCAGTCGGTATCACTCCAGCTTTGCTCTATAAATGGAAAGCCAAACTGACTGAACAGCCAATATTGAATGATGATGAGAAGGCCGAATTATTGCGATTGCGCAAAGAAATAAAACAGCTTCGAATGGAGCAAGAAATATTAAAAAAGGCCAGCGCTTACTTTGCGAAGCACGTGAAGTAAGATACAATTTTATTCAACAAAATCAACGCCATTACCCAATTAAGACTCTGTGCAAAGTAATGAAAGTAAGTGTTTCAGCCTACTATGCCTTGGAACCTAAACGGACAAATCTGGTTGAAGTTGGTTTACAAATCCAAATCAGAGCTCTGTTTAACCAACACAAACAACGTATAGGTTCTCGCACAATTAAAGCGTTATTACAACAAATTGGATTCCAAGTCGGAAGGTACAAAGTTCGCAGTGTGATGAGAAAGTTGGGTTTGGTATGTCAGCAGCGTCAAGCATTTAAGGTGACAACCAAACGCAATGAGAGGCACCAAGTTCAATTCAACTTATTGAATCAAAACTTCCAACCGTTGTTTGCCAATGANTGTAGTGGTCTAATACAACAGGACACATTTCTGAGAGAATATTAATTCCCTTTGAAAGGTCAAAATCATGGCAAAAAAGAGCCCACGCCGTCATTCAGATGAATTCAAACAAGAAACGGTTGATTTGGTGTTGAAACAAGGTTATTCAGTGGCTGATGCTGCTAGAGCAGTCGGTATCACTCCAGCTTTGCTCTATAAATGGAAAGCCAAACTGACTGAACAGCCAATATTGAATGATGATGAGAAGGCCGAATTATTGCGATTGCGCAAAGAAATAAAACAGCTTCGAATGGAGCAAGAAATATTAAAAAAGGCCAGCGCTTACTTTGCGAAGCACGTGAAGTAAGATACAATTTTATTCAACAAAATCAACGCCATTACCCAATTAAGACTCTGTGCAAAGTAATGAAAGTAAGTGTTTCAGCCTACTATGCCTTGGAACCTAAACGGACAAATCTGGTTGAAGTTGGTTTACAAATCCAAATCAGAGCTCTGTTTAACCAACACAAACAACGTATAGGTTCTCGCACAATTAAAGCGTTATTACAACAAATTGGATTCCAAGTCGGAAGGTACAAAGTTCGCAGTGTGATGAGAAAGTTGGGTTTGGTATGTCAGCAGCGTCAAGCATTTAAGGTGACAACCAAACGCAATGAGAGGCACCAAGTTCAATTCAACTTATTGAATCAAAACTTCCAACCGTTGTTTGCCAATGAAGTTTGGGCCGGCGACATTACTTACATCAAAACCAGCCAAGGTTGGCGCTACCTGGCTGTGGTGATGGACTTGTTCTCTCGCCGCATTGTGGGTTGGAGTATGGCTGAACGCATGAAAGCTGACTTGGTGATTCAAGCGTTACAACAGGCACATGTCTTACGCCAACCGCAGTATGGCTGTGTATTTCACAGCGACCGAGGTTCACAGTACACCAGTCGAGCCTTCGCTAAGAAAGCCAGTCAATTAAAGATGCGTTTGAGTATGTCTGATATGGGATGTTGCTACGATAATGCGGTAGTAGAGCGATTCTTTGGCAGTTTGAAATATGAAGGTTTAGGCCATACCACGAGCATGAATGAAAGTGTAGTCAAACAAGAAATCACGCAATTTATTCATTATTACAATTTTAAACGGCCACATACAGCCAACAATGGAATGAGCCCATTGGAGTATGAAAATTCTCAGATAAAAGTGTCCTGCGCGGCTTGACCACTACATTAACTATTCCATTTGCACCCTATTTAATTACCTATACGGACGTTAATATCTCAATTAATGATAGGAAATTAGATCCTACATTATTCTTAAGAGATGACCCTATTGAACTAGATGTAATTTCAGCCAATGGAACCACTGCAAAACTTAAAATTTTGTTTTGGAATGGTATTAATCAAACTGATTTATATTTATGTAAATCAAATGGTGCTGTTTTATATGAAATTCCAACTGGCGAAGAATATAAAATTAAGCCGACTGGGTATAAATTTTCTGCATATTTATCTAGCGAAATTTTCAATAGCGAAACAATTGGAACTATTGATTTAGATGGGGATGCAAGGGAATTAGTAAGGAATGCAGTTGATGCACTTAATACAAAATTAGTTTCTTTAAAAAAAGAAGAACAAAACAAACGAAAAGAAAATTGGATTAAGGATGGCATTTATCCATACCTGAACAAAAAGAAGGAAGAATTAACTGCAATCGAAATCGCACAACAAAGTGTATTCGATATTGTTGCGGTTCAGGTAGAGGATAAACTTAAAAAATTTCAAAAAAGTAGTGTTGAGTCAAAACAGTTTACTTTTAAATTAATGGCGAAAGCCTTGGAAGATAACCCTGCTTCAATCCAAAAAATTATTTATGAAGTGTTGAATTTGAATAAAGAGGAGCAAGAGATGTTTGCAAGTCTTTTAGATAAAACTAGCTTGTCTTCTATTTTAAAGTCAGCGAAAGTGGTTGTAGATAGATTGGCGTTCTTAGATGCATTATCTGATTTGGTTTTTAATCACAAAAAAACCCTTTTAGAGCGTGATGAATTACATAAGATATTAAATAATGAAGCATGGATTTTTGATGAGCATTTTAGTTTATCTGGCACTGAAAAAAGGCTAGAGGATGCATTGCAGATTCATCTAAAATTACTAGGTCGGCGAGAAGACGAATCTAAAGAGCCTGTGTATATTAATGGCATTAAACAAGGTAGATTGGACTTAATGCTTCACAAGTCAGTTGAAATTCGGCCAGGTTATAGAGACTTTCTAGTTGTAGAATTAAAACGACCTTCCCAAAAAATAGATAACGCAGTAATGGGGCAGCTAAAAGGTTATGCTCAAGCAATATCAAATGATGAAAGATTTGACAAGCAAAAGTGCAAATGGAAGTTGATTGCAATTTCAAATGAATTCGACGATGTTGCTGAAATGGATGCAAGTACCGCCTCAGTGAGGGGTAAAATTGCTACATATGGCAATATTGAACTTTATATTATGACGTGGTCAGAAGTTCTTAATAATGCGAAGGCAAGGTTAAAATTTTATCAAGAGCAATTGCAGTTTGAGGCCAGTGATGATGATATTAGAACATATTTGTTTGAAAAACATGAAGAATTTTTACCATCTTCATATAGGGATAAGGTTGTAAATGATGGACATCTTGAGCCGAAGGTTGTAAATAAATAAGCGGATATTAGACCTATCCATCGCATGCAGGCTTTGCAAACCACCTTTACTAAGGTGGTTTTTTGTTTTATGATTGTGTCACTACTGAACTAATAGCGGCCATCCGCACCCGATAGACTGGCGGTTTTTTTGCGTCTGCACAATCCTATCTCCACTCAATCTTAGGATAATTGCACCAGTTTTTTATGACGGGTTGATAGCTGTAAATACAACACCCTTCGGGGAAATAGCAGCAGCCATCTATTAGTGGTAGTTGAGACCCGTCCACCTCATAATGTGGGCACACTTAAACTAATCTAATAGGAGTGTTCACTATGAACGCAATCATCAATGCCGACTTCAACGGCTTTAATGTCTCTTTCCGTAATGATGCCTACATTAACGCTACCAGTATTGCCAAGCAATATGGGAAATTAGCTAAGGACTACTTACGTAATGAGCAAACCAAACAATATATTTCAGCGCTTGCACAAAATTTAAGCAAAAGGAGAAATATCCTTTTGAAAGAAATTCAATTAGTTATCGTCAAAAAAGGCGGTAACGTTGCTGAATCGGGTACATGGCTGCACCCAAAACTAGCCATAGACTTTGCTCGTTGGTTATCCCCCGAATTCGCTGTATGGTGTGACGAACAAATCGAGCGCATTTTGGGTGTGAATCTTGGTGGGGAGAAAACCACCCGTGACGACCGCACAGGCCTACGCAACGCAGTCAACGCCATAGTAAGCAAAAAAGGTATGCTCTACCCCGATGCCTACAGACTGGTGCATCAGCGTTTCAATGTTGAGCATATCGACGAATTAACGCTTGAACAGGTTGGCGAGGCGACGGAGTATCTGCATCGGTTGATGTTTGATGGCGAGAAGTCGGAAAGTAAGTCGGTGGCACTGCCGAATAATTGGCAGCCGCTAATTATGTGCGCATTAACTTGTGCTGAGGCATGGGAGAGTTTGAGCTTAGTAGCAAGAAAGCTTGATTCAAATACTGCATCAAGTATGAATCAATTTTTCCAAACCTTAGTTGTATCTGCCCGTACCGCAGCCAATAGCATAGGATTTACTCCAGCCGAAGTGCAGAGACCTTGGATAAACCATCGTATTAAAAAGTGCTTTATTGTCTTGCCTGAAGATTGCTATGGCGATTACGTTTTAAGAGTGGGCAGTGACAATACCGAGTTAGCGCCACTTCCTTTCAAGAGCGCTTAATCCCTAAATAACCTAACAAGCGTCCTGCAACCACAGGGCGCTATTTGTGCTACTTTGAATTGATTTGATGTTAATCAGGCATTTAGGGTTGTAGAAAATTAATTATAAGTGTTAGTATGGGTTCGTCTGTTTGGTATCCCATCTCTGAATAGACCATAGAGCTAAAAGCCTCCTATATTGGCTTAAAAACTTAGGGAGCTTGGTCAGCTACTCAGTACGACTACCTTCATAGTGTGAAGACATTCAAAAGCCCATTGTGTACGAGCAGTGGGCTTTTGTTCGTTTGGCATTTGTGTAATTCGCTCCGAGATTCGGGGCTTTTTTGTTTTTAAGGAGTGTGTATGTTTGAATTTTGGGTAAAGCTATTCGGGCTGCTTACTCCTGTAATGCAGATTGTAATGACCTATATATTGTACAAATTAATTGTGCGCGTGGATTCTTTGATTGATAGTCGATTTTTCACTACGACGGAGAGGTTTGGTGAGGTTAAATTGAGTGATTTCAATATATCCCAAGGCGAATTTCAAGAAATGATAGGCATTGCGATTGGTGTAATTGTTCAAGCAGGACTAAGGGTGCATGATTACACGTCAGAAGTTTACTGCGATGACGGCATTCAAACATTGGATTACACTTTTAAAACCACCTCAGCCACTCCAGAGCTTTTAGCGGATTTACAATTGGAAATCAACAGAAGGCTTGCTGAGTATGAAGTGGAGCATGGCTTATCAGCCCATAGCGTTGTTTTTTCAGTGGAAAGTGCCACTTAATTGAATGGAAATATTTTTTAAACTGCTAAACAAGTGGCTTTTTCATTAGAAGCATCGAATCAACCAGCCTCGCTAACTGCGGGGCTTTTTTATGGGCGTTAAAAATGGCGTACAAATTCATAAACAATTTTGAAACAACGCTTACAGGCGCGATTACAGCCGCCGCAACGAGTATGACTGTAGCCAATGCTGCAGGTTTATCGCTCACAAGCGGTGAAGTGTATCGACTGACAATTCAAAATGCTGATGCGACGCTGTACGAGCTTGTGGACGTGACTGCAATCAGTAGCAATACATTGACCATAGAGCGTGGCAAAGAGGGCACTAAAGCACAGGAGTGGGCAAGCGGTAGCACAGTGTTGTGCGGCTTGACGGCAGCTCAATTGGCGCAGATTGGCGACATCTCAACTGCGCTCACTGCAATCATAGGAGCGTAAATGGCTATTTCAGACCAACTCACGCAGCTCAATACAATCAAGCAAAACATCAGAACAGCAATAAACAACAAAGGCGGCTCAGTTGGCAATAACTTCTCGACTTATGCTGCTGCAATTACAGCTCTGCCAGTTACATCAAGCGGAACTATTGTTTTTGGCAAAGCAGAAGTGATAACCATCAATCCCGTTAACAGCGCAATGAAAACCATACCAGCACATGCCTTACGCGGCTGGACAGCGCCGACAGGCTTGGTGGTGGGTGAGGGCATAGAGACACTTAGTGACTATGCGTTCAACGGCTGGAGTTCGGCAGTATCGCTGTCTTTACCGAGTACGCTCAAAACTTTGGGACAATTTGCATTGGCAGGTTGGACGGCGTTCACTGGAACGATTACCGTGCCTGATGCGGTGACGTCCATTGGCACCTCGGCATGTCAAGGTAATACATTAATGACGGGATTTAAAATCGGCAATAATGTGGTCAGTTTGCCAACCGGCGTGCTTGCATCCAGTCCTGCTTTGAAAACACTGGAAATTGGTACTGGCGTGACAAGCATTGCGGCCAATTTTTTAACACAAGCTGTAGCGGTGACCACCATTATTGTGCGTGCCACAACACCTCCGACAGTCAATTCATCGGGCACATTCTTCAATGGCATACCCACATCTGCGGCAATCAAAGTGCCAGCGACTTCAGTTGATGCGTACAAAACAGCAACAGGTTGGTCGGTGTTTGCTGCGCAAATATCAGCAATATAATGTGAATTTACACCCGCTCCGGCGGGTTTTTTAATGAGAAAAATATGGCCGAATTAACGTTTAAATTGTGGCTTGATGCCGAAATGACCATACCATTGCCGCTAGAAAATGGTAAGCCTGTATTACGGTTGGAGTTTAACGGGGCAGAAAGCAAGACCGGTTTACTGTACTTCGGCAGCCCGAATCCATCGCGACAACTTTCAGTGCAAGAATCAAGCACGGATACCAAAATCAAGTTGTCAGTTGCAGAAGCAAATCAGGCTTGGGTTGCTGGCAAAGCTGTTACTTCAGGCAAGATAGTGCAACCCGAAAACGGGTATATGTATCGTGCATCCAAGGGTGGTACCACGGGCGCCACGGCACCAACTTGGCCGACAGTAGTTGACACTGGTGTCGATGATGGCACAACGCGATGGGTAAACATCGGTAAGGCTTTCGACATGTCGGATATCAAGCTTGCGAGCTCAGAATCAGGCTTGGCAAGTGGCAATCAAGTGCTTGATTTGGCGGCTACCTTGGCAAGTGGCGCGCCTGTGCCAATTTGGTTCAAAGCAACAAACACGGATGCATACTTACGCAGTGATGCAACAGACCCGATTATCCGCATTCAAATTAATAAAGTGACAGAAAAGGCAGTTTAATATGTTAGCAAATCAACGTCTTGCAACAAGTAAGTTGGCAGTTAAAAATTCTGCTTCTGAATTTGCGCCCGTTGATTATGAGGGTGATTTATGCCTTACATCGCAAACTGTCGGTATTTTATACAGTGGTGACTTGGCCGTATTTAAACAATCTGTCATTTTGAATATCGAGTATAGCGGTGATTTGTGCTCAGTAGCTGAGAGTGTAACTGCAAGCTATAACGGTGATTTGGCTGTAGTTTCGCAATATGTTTCAAGCACTCAGCAGCAATACCCATTTTCTTCTAGTGTCGCATTTGATGACTTTGGCGCATTCGGCATTCGCATTGTCAGTGATGGTGTCGAAATCCCGATTTGCGACTACATGCAATCTATTCAAGTCACATTTGAAGAAGATAAAGCCTCGACTGCAAAAATGGTGTTCAAGCAAAACACGGGTGAGCGTGTTGAGCTGTATCGACATTTGAACAAGCCAATGCGCATTGAGTTGACACGTCCAAATAAGCCGGCTTATGTGCTGTATGAGGGCAAATTTGATGCCAGCACTTATCAAATTGGCAATTTGTGGATTGAATGGAATGCAGTAGCACCGCGCGAACGCTTGTTTGAAAAGATGACAGATGCGCAAATCAACGCAATCGGCGTGCATGATGTAAACGTATTCAGAAAGCTTGATGAATACGATGACAAGAGGTCGCTTGTTAACGACCGTTTAAGCACGATTCCAGCATCATTGGATTTCATCAATGGCAATCCTATAGTCACGTCTTGGATGCCAAAGCAGACGGCAGATTACATGCTCGGTGCGTGCGATATTTTGCGTTTGAATGCAAATAATAGTGTCTTATCACAAGAAAACATCATCAACAAGGTGGTGATTAAACTCCAGCATCAATGGGATTTGCTCTATCACGCAGAACGTGGATATTACTTTAACAGCGGCTATTCAGTGTGCGACTATGCAACGTGGGGACAACCGCCTGCTAACGCCACAATTAAATCAGCAGCTCAAGGCACGGGCTGGGTAATGTCGGATTACTCAAGCAAAGGACTGCATCCAAGTGGCATTTATATGTGCTCATGGCGTGGTGGCAATCCTGCTCCAATGAGGTGGAATCCAAAGAATGGAACATTTACACCTGCTGACAATGAAGATAATGATTCCCACGATTTCCGCACTGTAACTGACTTAACAAATATGTTTGCGCAATCCGCATCACTCAAGCTTTCGACGCGCTGGGCGCAGCCCATTGAAGAAATGATTGAAGTTACAGTACAGAATAACGCATCAATTGGACGTTACGAAGAACGTGAATCAACGCTTAATATCACCGTATATCAAGACCGCGAAGATGCTACTGACAGAAAAATCAAGCGGTGGGAAAACTACAATACTTACAAAAATCCTGTGCGAAGCGGAGCGGAAAAGCAATCAAATGGGTACTGGACGCGACGTGCTGACAATATTGACAAAGGTGCATTGCAGAATGCTTTAAATGTTGCAAAACAAGTCGCTGAAACGCAAATACTGTCTAGTCATCGTAGTATTGAGATGACGCTTAGAACAAGTAAATTTGCGCCGCAATTCAATGTCACCCAGACGCATGATATTGATTTTCAACATGTAAAGGGGCGATTCAAAGTTGCGCGTGTGGTTCATGATTTGGATTTAACAAATAAATGGGCGCACACTGAAGTGACATACAAGCTGTTTTCAAGCGCTCTCAATCAAACCTACTCAGTACAAAACATACAGCCGCCGAGAGCGGCTTTAAATTTGTTTGCAAACCCTACATACAACGGCAATCTTGGTGTTCATACGATTGAAATGAATGCACAAGTATTTGATGACGAAGAAGATTATTTAGATTGGGCGGATGAGCAGGGGGGTATGCCGAGTATAGCAACTGGTCAGCGTTTCTTGTATTACAAAGCCAACGGCTTGATACGAGAAGAAACCTACACAGACCGTGGCGTCACATTTGGTCAAGAGGTTGAGTTTCAAGTGATTGCAGACGAAATAGAAGAAGAAAGCACTGAAACGATGGAAATTGAAGCGAAAACCACAGTGGAAATGGGCATTCCAAACGACTTGCAGGAGTTGGTGGCATGAGTACAAACCAAAGCAATCGGGAGTCGTGGCGCAAGTTTCTTGGCATAAAAGACCAGTCATCAGGACTTGAAAGTGGGCGCGTAGGTGGCGCAATTGACCGTACGGCAGGGCGCTCAGGTGGTGCAGGTGGTGGTGGTTCGCTTGATTCTGACACAGTGCCAGAGGGTGAAGAATCGAGTGGCGCAGAAAAAGGGGATGGAGCAGGTGATGCGGGAAAGCAAATCAAGCAAGGAGATAAGTTCGATAGACTTGAAGACTTGTACGATTGTGAAACGGGTGAAAAGGTCAAGATTGATGGACTCGGTAATGATGGTTCAGAGCAGTACCCAACAGGTTTTGAGGACTGCAAAGAGCAGCCTACAGACCCATCATACGAGACAGGCTATTACTGGAAAGCAACATCAAAAGCATCAACAGATGGTGTAATTACTAGTGAAACCACGGGATACTCTCAAACAGTTGGAGAAGCAAATACATTCTGCTTGGGTAATCCAAACTTATCTCAAGAAGCAAGAGACCAGCTTGGTGGTAGTTTCACGGGTTCACTTGGCGGCTGTTATGACAGCGCATGTCACAGAACATACTTAGTCAGTGTGACGCGTCAAAACTGCTCAGCAGAATACAATGCGGTATGCGACTTACCGCCGCCAAAGTCAAAATGGCCAGCTCCAGACCGCAATCATCTAACTTGGAACAAAGAAAAAGGCTGCTTTGAGCCTTTGTGCCCAGAGCTTAACAATCAAGTGCTTGATAAGTACAAGTCTTGCGAAAAAGAGCGTATTTTGTGCGACAAGGATGGCAATAAGGTTAAAGTCGCAGTAGATGGTGACACTGTAAAAGTGACGCAAGCAAAATACAATCAGACTGCTGAGATTAAAGACGGCAAGGTACAGACAGTCAAAAAACTGACTGAATCACAAACAGAAGCGGAATTTAAATAACCCACCAAATCGGTGGGATTTTTTTATGGGGTATATATGGATGATTTAATCACGCAGCTTAAAACATGGGTACTTGTTGCCGCGTTGTCGATGTTTGGTGGGATGGTGGATGCAATTCGGCGCTATCCCAAGGAGGGTACGAAAATGTCACTTAGCGTATGGATGATAAAGACGCTTGGGGATTTGTTCATTGCGTCATTTGCTGGATTCTTAACATTTTGGCTGTATTTGGATTTTACAGGCTCAGCAGAGATGACGGGCATCTTATGTGCGTCAGTATCCATGTCAGGATACCTGGGTGGTAAGGCGATTGATATTTTTACTGCCGCATGGGAGCGGGTAATCAGCAATCGAAGTGAGGGCATGAAATGATTAATAGGCCGCAATTTTTTGCATCCATCCGCTCTCTATTCAAAAGGCTGTCACAATCCCAAGTTGATGGCCTTAATTTTTTGCTTGATGCGTTTGAGCAAGATGGTGGGCTGTCCGCGCAGGAGATGGCCTACATGCTGGCTACTGCTTATCATGAAACAGCCGCAACCATGCTGCCGATTGAGGAATATGGCAAAGGGCGAGGGCGCAAGTATGGCCAGAACATTGATATAGACGGCTCGCGCTATGTTGGCTTGCCACATGTTTATTATGGCAGGGGTTACGTCCAATTGACATGGCTGACTAACTACAAACGAGCAGGCGACAAGATTTGTGTGGACTTGGTGAATCATCCTGAGTTAGCGTTAAATCCGACATATGCGGCGCAAATCTTGATTGCTGGTATGCGTGAGGGATGGTTTACGGGCAAGAAGCTGTCTGATTACATCAATGCAAAGGCAGACTATGTGGGTGCGCGTCGAATCATTAATGGTACGGATAAAGCAGAATTGACAGCAGGGTATGCGCGTCAGTTTGAAGCTGCACTGAAGTGACAAAAGCTCCGATTGGGGCTTTATTGATTTGACCAAAATCAAAAATTTATCTATAGTGCATTCACTGCTGAGCAAGCAGCTTTTAAATATTACGACATTCAAGTGAATCACTACTGAATAAGCAGATTAGAAAAGCTGCTATTATTTTAAGAGTGCTCATACTGCTGAATAAGCAGCCTAATTTAAAGACCCCGCTTTGTGCGGGGTTTTGTTTATTCGCCTGTACTTGTCCACATTAAGCAATTCCCATCAACATGTTCAAGCCTGAAAAAATCAGGCGGACTGCCCAACTTGATTAAAGAAAACACTGGCTCCGCCCATGCATGCGGGTAATTTCGCGCCAACTTCTTGGGTCTTGGCTGCTCAAGTAGGGCATAGCCTGATTGCACCAATTTGGCGGATCGCTGATTGATGGCCGTTATGTAGCCTCTCCAATCGTCAGATTCAAAATCATCAAATTGGGCATACCAAAAATACGGGGGCAAGTCGTTGTTTGATACAAATCTTGCTTGCTGCTCAAACAATGAGCCGCCGCACAGGCGTTGCAATTTGTCACAAGCGGCAATGATTGCTTGAGCTTTGTCCGCGTCATCGCATGCAATAATAATCGCTATTTCGGCATTGCTTGTAACCTCATTGCTCACAACCATCGGCATGGCTTTTTGATGCTTGAGCGCAGTGCGATGTGAGTTAGCACCGCGTGATGCGTGGGTAAGATTTTCGATATTCTTAATGCCAAATCCGAATGACAAGGCCAAGCCAGTCTCACGCTCAAGAACATGCACTGCGCCGCCAATGCCCGTAAGCGCTGGTAAACCCATGCTCACATAGCAAGCTGACATGTTAATATTTTGAGCGTAGGCAGTGAACAGCACAAATGATTTGTGAAAGCGGCCGCTGTACATATCGCCTGTGCACTTGTTGTGCTGAAGCTTGATAAATCCACGCTTTGCTGCAATCGGGTCGCCGTGATTAGACGCCGCAGCGCCTACAGGTTGCAAGCAGTGCCAATGGTGGCTGGCTAATTTTTCTTCATTTAATGCCTTCATCACAGCAAGGCTAGGCACAGGTGTCACGGCTGCATAATCATTCAAGTACGGCACCAACAATTGCTTAATGCGGCCGTCTTCAATATCTGGCAATTCGATGCCAATTTCGTCTAATGATAATTGCTGAGCGTTGGCCTCTGCCGCCTGTTCGCGCTCGTGGCGTATGTCGGCGGCGCTAAATGGCGCGGCAAAGTAAGTCAGTGGCAGTAAGTGGCTGCCAAAAATGGCGGGGTTGGATACGCCAATGCGGGCGCGGATGGGTTCTTGTTTCATGCGCGAATCAATGGCTTTGTTGGAATGAGTGGCTATCATGATGGTTTTCCTGTGGATCGTAAGACAAAAGCCCCCTTGGGGGCTTGGCTTAATTTACTTATTTGAAATACTCAAATCCATTCTCTTTTAAGTATTCGCGATTGTTTTCTAAGCCGTTATCATTTTCCAAACACTCTAAAAATTCGCGGGCTGTGAATTCTGATTCCACATACTCTTGGAATGCGGCATCTTCTTCCGACCAGTCATAATAGTTATCAGGCCAAGAACAGCCAGCTTCATCATCATTTCCATGTAAGCAAATCATTACGATACCTGTATCGCCCACTTGTACTGCCACGTTTGCGCCGTATGCGTTGATTTCTTCGCCATCGCCGCGTATGAAAGATTGATTGAAAAATTGAATTTCGTGGATTTCGGTAGAGAAACCATCTTGAGCATTGATGTTTACGATTTTTTTGGTAGTCATTTTGTTATTCCTTTTGTTTAAGACCATTTAAAACCGCTGGCCTCTTGCGGGTGGATGCTGTTGTTTGCTGCCATGTGTGTATATTACTGCGTTAAATGCAGTAAAACAAGCACTGCTTTTGTTGTTTACACATCTTTACAGTACTTCAGCAAGCACTTTTCCCAATCCGCAAGCTGCATGTCTGCATGACTGGTCTTGTCTGTACTCATTAGCCAGCGTTGCACTCGATTTAACGGATATCCGTTTTCTTCTGCCCAAGCTGTCTGACTCAATCCAGTAGATTCGATTAATGTACGCAAGTTGTTTGGTGTGTATCCTATTTCGGGGAATTTCATGATGCTTTACCGTGATTATTGTTATTGCACTTAATGCAGTAGTATAAGATGTGACCGCAAAATAATCCAATCTTTACATTGTGCGGTGCGATTAGGCTATTTGACCCATTCGTCAATCATATCAGCCCAGTCTTGCATTAAGATTCGACGCTCGGACTCATATTCTGCTTTGTTGTACACACCCCTAACACTGCCATCAACGTGTGCTAAGCACTTTTCGATGTGGTCAGTGTTGTAACCCTTTTCATGCAAAATAGTTGATGCGGTTCGTCGAAAGTCATGAATAACAAACGGCTCAACTTTTCCATTTAGTTTTTCAATGGTTTCATTTGCGCCGCGATTTGTGCTTGAAACTGCCATTGGCTTTGTCTTGTTACCTCGAGCAGGGAAAACAAAATCAGAGCCACGCGAATAAACTTGCAAATCTTTCAGGCGCGAAATTACCTGTTCAGATAAGTAGACATTGTGAGCGCGACGAGCTTTCATGCGCTCAGCAGGAATTGTCCACATTTTCGATTCAAAATCAATTTCATCCCATTTTGCGTTTACCACTTCCGATTTTCTCAGCATGGTATAAAGCAATATTTCAATTGACAATTTGATGGCGGGGTATAGCTCAGACTCATTTAATTTAATAATAAATTGTCTTATGTCGTTTGACGACAAAGCTCTGTTGCGAGAAACTTTTGCATAAATTCCTTTGCTGATTATTGCAGTAGCTGGGTTTGGAATATCCATTCCCTTTATAATCGCAAGATTGTAAATTTCATTGAAGATGGTCTTTACTCGCACTGCTGTTGTGGGTGCGCCACGCTCGTTAATATCTTCACACAACTTGCGTATGTGGTTTGTCTTAATTTCAGAAAGCAATTTATTTGAGAAATTCGGCTCAATATCTTTCTTGTATGTTGATATTTTCATTTTGAGCGTGCCAGCCGCAAAACCTTGGTTAGCATCTAGATATTTTTTCCACCAAGCGCCAAGCGTGTTCTCGCTTTCAAATTGCCGCTTGTCCTGCTTGTGCTGACTTGGGCTAATACCATCTGCCAGCAATCGTTTGGCTTCTAAGAGCATTTCACGCGCACGAGCTAGCGTAACAATTCCATACACGCCAATTGTGTAGGTCTCTCTGCGTCCATTGATTTTGTAATCGTAGCGGAACGTCTTTGTGCCAGTTGGCAGGACGACAAGATACAAGCCGTCACGGTCAGTAACCCTGTATTGTTTCTCTTGTGGCTTTAAAGCCTTGATTTTGGTGTCATTTAGCAT